TCAAATATTCTCTGCCCCAGAAGTTGCCTGTACCGGCTCCTGTGCACTTTCGTTCTCCTTGTCCACCTTTCCCTCGAAAATGGGAATGGCGCGACACAGGTCGTAATTCACGAGTCTCTGCTGCGGATACTCAACACCCGGCAGCCGGTAGGATCTTGTTCTGTCCCAGCCACAGCTCTGATAGAGCAGCCGCACAAGATTCTTGCTCTTGATCTCATATCGGTCGTCCTGATTTTTCTTTGGAACACGATTGGCCCCCTCTGCATCCATCCCACACGCTTGTATTGCAAACATCTGCTTGGTCGGGTTGTAGAGAAAATGATAGAATTCTGGGCGGCCAATAGATTCAAGGGCGCTCCGGAAGACCGTGATGCGACCGTCTGCATATCGAAATGTAATCCCCAGCATATTCTGCTGCCATGTCTTTGCTGGCATAATTTTTCCTCCTTTCTGAAAAAGGGTAGACTCCCCCCCTTGGTGCTCAAATTCAATTTTTATAGATTTTGCTGTTGTCCGGGCATACCCGTAAGCATTCCAACCGAGACAAAACCATCCATTTGCCTCAGCTCAGACTCTTGGCGATGCTGCTCAACAGGCATGCCAAATGTACCCGCGATGTCATCTGGGTAGTAACCCTTCCGAGGATTCACAGGCTGTTCTTCCGTATTCTCTTCGGCCACTGTCGTAGGTTGTTGATCAGCAGACTGCTTCTTTTTACACTCGTGGAACACCTCGGCCGCCACAAGGTCAAACACATAGAGAGCTTCGCCCTCGAACTCGATGCGGTATCCGAGGATCTTATACCGGCAGTCACCGGACCAATCCATTTCCTTATAAAGCAATTCTGAAAATAACCTGCAGGACATTTTCCGACTCTTACGCTTGTCCGGTTTTGCGATACACCAGCGCAGAGCATCCCTGTCATTTTCATTACAGCCTTTAACTACAAGCCGCTTTAAGTCGCTGTTGAACATAATGTTAACATAAACCACATCCTCCAGCCCCGCAATGCAGGCTGTGTTGAAAGTAATGCTGTCTTTCCTTATTATAATGGCGGGATCTCGAAGATGTGCAAAAAGTTCCCTCCGGGCGACCTGATAGCCATCATAATCAAAGGTCTGCTCGATCTCTGTTCTCCTCTGTTCCCTCTCCGACATCTGATCCGCACTCAGTTCCAACATCTGCGGATTCTCCATCTCCATTGTCTGCTGTTTCTCCAGTTCCATGTTCATCTGGTATAGGCCGCCACCCTTCTATTATTTTCTCTGCTTCCTGTAAAAGTTCTTCAAGGTCTTCTGAGGTTAGTGTACTGTATTCGGCCAGTTCCTTTGCCGGCCGCAAAACATCCCAATCAGCCGCATAGTGCCTCTGCTCCAGTAGATTAATCTCTCCGATGCTGGTAATCGGTCTTCCAAATGTGTCCTCCCATTCCGGAGGCAAAATGTAAATAATCTGCTTAACTGTCCTCCCTGCGATTTCAGCTCGGTCATCTGTTTCAGCTTCTTTGGGCGGAAAAACGATGTTCTCCGTCTTTACCATTTCAGGTTCGTCCAGTTGAAACAGCATAACCTTTTGGTCATCATACTCGATAAAGTCACCACGGAAACGGTATTTCAGGTCCTGATCCCAATCCATAATGTCAAACAGCGTTTTCGCCAGTCCACGGCACGACTTGGACAGCGCACACCACCGCCCTTCGCGCAGCTTTCCCCAGTGAATTGCATTTGGATTGTTCCCATCACACGGTCGAACAGCAATACACCTGTTCACTGAATTCAACAGCAGCTCTACATACTCCACATTCTCAAATTTTTTGAGGCAGGCCGTATTAAAGCTCAGTTTTCCATCTGCTATTGTCATCGCAGGGTTTTGCGTAGTAGAGAAATACTGAGACCGAACCACCTCATAGCCACGCATGTCTAATCCTGCTTTATATTCAATCTGCCGCGTGTCCTCCAACTCGCTCATAACACTTTCAGATGCCTTTTGATATTCATCCGTTGAGAATCCGGTCCAGTCTTTATCCAGTGGTACATATCCTCGAAGGATTCCATTGTCAACAACGCTTAGTACAGGCAAGGGCCTAGCTTTCTTCGCATAGGCACGTGATGCCCGAAGAAAATTTGCTGCTTCATATACAGTTCGAGAAACTATGGCTTCATGATGATTTTTTCTTCTAAACTGCGTTCTTTCACCATTGTTCTTTTTGGCTTTGTGTGTCAAAAAATTAGGGGTAAATGTCTTCCACGCCCTAATGTCACCACAATGACGTTCATTTGCAACAATCTCGGCCAGTGTGCTTGCGCTCCACTCATAACTTCCCTGCTTTGTCTTGCGTTTATAGGCTTTAAGCAATTCTGCAATATCAGAAAATGAAACACCATTCAAGTAAAGATAGTAGATTGCTTTTACAGTTTCAGCTTCGTCCTCATTGACGATAAGGTCACCATCTTCGTCCCGGTCATAGCCAAGCAGCTCTGGTGTTAAAAACAGTCCCTTCCTAAACCGGCGTTCAATCGACCAGTTCATAATGACCGATTTTGAATGGGATTCTTCTTCAGCAACCGAGGCCAAAATCGTCAAGATCATTCGTCCATTATTGTCAAGCGTATAAATGTTGTCTGCTTCAAACTGAACACCTACAGGCGGTTCAAGGTTTTTCAGAAGGTCAATAACAGAAAGGCAATCAACGATGTTTCTTGCAAATCGAGCAATCGACTTGGTCATGATCAAATCTATTTTCCCGGCTTTGCAATCCTCAATCATCTGGAGCATGCCTTTTCGGTGTGCAATAGATGTTCCGCTTATACCTTCATCTGCATAGATTCCAACAAGTTCCCATCCAGGATGTTCTGTAATGTACTCAGTATAATAATTCTTTTGAAGTTCATAAGAAGATGTCTGTTCGTCATTATCCGTTGAGACCCGAACATAGGCCGCCACACGGCGAATTCCACCGTTCTCCATAAAATCCGCAGTAGGCTTTGCAGGGATTATTTCGATTTCAGACGCATCCGTGCCTTTATATTTATCACGGATTTTCTGCTTACGGTCTTGTCCACTGTTTTCTTTCACGGTTTCACCTTATTCCCTGAGCGTCCAGTACCACTGGCGCATTTTTCTATAGCTTTGTATTCCCAGCACATGTTTTGTCTCAGCTATGGTTCTGCGACTTATTCCAGCTTCTCCAAGCCTTTCATAGATTTCTTTTGATGCCATATCACCTTTTACAAGATACTGCTTCAAAAGAGCGCAAGCCATTTCCGTTTTTGTCTTATACTCCAAAGTCTGCACTTCTTGTTTTTCATCGCAGCTTTCAGATATGGAATCCAGCCATTGGAACCCGTAATCCTCTGTTATCGAGAAACTGATTTTAGACCCATCTGGTCCTAAGCTGTTTTTTATCTGGTGAACGACACGGATATCCATGTTTTCTGCATCGCGCTCAATCTGCAACACACTTCTTGCAGCCGCCACCACGTCAATGCTTCCAAGGCTTCTATACAAGCCTTTTATGCCTTCCTTTTTGTTCAAGTGCCCTATCAGCACAATGGCGCAATCATAGGTAGCCGCCCACATTCCAAGGTGCTGCATCAGCCGCCTTGCTTTTCCAGCAATCTGCAAATCGGAGTCACTGGAGAGGTATGCTTGAATTGGGTCAATCACAACAAGCCTCGGTCGAAACGCAACGATTGCATCCCTAATGCGTTCATCATCGAGTGTCAGCCCACTGTTGACTTCTTCATTGATAAATGCCACTTTGCTGCAGTCTGCGCCCTGTTCTTCCAGACGGGGTTTTATCGTATCCGCAACCCCGTCTTCTGAGCATTGGTAGATAACCCTCTGTGGTTGCTCCAATGGTTTTCCGTCAGGAAAGGCACCTCCTGTGGTTATTTCAGCAATCAGATTCATCATCATTGTAGATTTGCCATCACCGGGGTCTCCCTGTAGCAAGGTTATTTTTCCAATTGCAATATATGGATACCAGAGCCAGCGGACTGGCGATGATTCGACCTCACTATACAGCGTCAAAAGTCCTTCTTGCACTCGTCCCAATCCCCCGTTCCCGCATTGTATAACCCTTAGAGTTCTTCAGTTTTATTATACATCTGCACTGGCGAGTTGACTGTCAAGCAGTAGACGACACGTTTTTCTAAATGTCAACTACTGCTTGACATTTGATAGAAAATATTCTCTAAGGATGCAACACCGTAAGGGGAGGAAGGTTGCATCCTTACCGCATTAATTTGCTATGTGTTTTGTTCGGCGCAATAATTGTCTTGTTCTTATGCGGGCCAGTTTGGAGGTAAAGCCATGCCTATAGACTACCCTGCGCTCGGAAAACGTATAGCGTTTTTTCGGAACCAGTCTCACCTCACGCAAGAAGACTTTGCATACGAGGTTCATCTTTCCCGTCAATACATCAGTCAGCTCGAAACCGCTGCCTGCCGACCAAGTCTTGAAACAATCGTAGAGATTGCAAACACTCTCGGCGTTTCTACAGATGACTTGCTTGTCGATAGTCTGACCCACTCCGTTTCCACAGCAGACACCGAAGTTCATCGGCTTCTGATTGACTGCAACGAACTCGAAGCTGAAATTCTCACTCGTACCTTGAAAGAATTACGCGCCATCCTTTACAGCCTCGGCGTATAAACAAAAATTGCCCGCATAAGCCACCGCTGCACCTTCTTTTCCAGAGGGTGCTTCTGTGGTCTATGCAGGCTGTATGTAACCAAGGTCTACCTTTTAGTTGAAGTCCAGCAATCGTACAGGAAATCTAACAGCCCTGTGGCTACTGTTTGAACTGTAACCGATCCGTTCACCGACTTAAGCTGGGCCTCCATTGTCTGCCATAATTCTGGCGCAAGCTCAGTTTTCTGGCCTACTGCTCCCAGAGCGTATTCTACCGAATCGTTCACCAAACCAGACAGGGTTCTCCCATCGACCGTCACTGCCCCTCTCTCCAAGCTTATCACTGCATCCATTTTCTTTTTCGCGTCGGACCATGGCAAATTCATCAAGTAAACTTTGATTGCTGCGGCAACTACCACTTCTGGCCCAGTCAATCCATAGGATTCAATATGTACCTGTTCAAGTTCATGCTTCATACAAGTTCCTCCCAATCGTGTGTCTCTGGCACCCAGCATAAAGCAAAACTCTATACATAGCAATCCCATCCAAAACAAAAAGGCCCACCGGGTCACCATCTTCTTTTGCTTATTCGCAAAGCCAGAAAGTGACCCGGTGGGCTGTATCAGTTTTTCTCAACTTCAATATGGTCTGGATATACCAGTACCTTCGATACTTCCTTTTCAAACCGTTCCTGATCCATGTTCAGCCACTCAAGTTCTCGCAGGATTGCATCGATAAGTTCTTCTTCCTTAATAAAGCGGTTGCCGCATCGCTCATTGCCTTTTCCTTTTTGCCGGTTTCGGCAGTTCCACGCTTTATAGGTGCTTTGCGTCTTGAAACCGCCAGCAGCTTTCAAAGTCCGGCGCAAAAAGGGAGCACCACATTCTCCACAGAATACTTTGCCGTAGAGGAAGTGATGCTCCCTGTTCGTTTTATGAATACCGACCTTTGCCAGTTCTTTTCGTTTTTCCAGAATTTCCTGTGCCTTATCCCATGTCTCCCGATCTATGATTGCTTCATGGTCATCCCACAGATAATTGGATTCCACCTTCTGATTCGGATTGGGCTTCTTGGTCAGGTAGTCCAACGGAGCTTTCTTCTGCAACCGCTTGTCACCCACATAGGTTTCATTTGAAACCATGTACCGGAGAGTTTCTACTCCAAACCCCTTTTTACTGTGCAACGATTGAGCCCCCAGCTCTTCCAAACCTTTAGCGATTTGCCTATAGCTCTCGCCTTCGATGAATCTGCGGAATACTTCCTTTACAATCCAAGCGTCCTTGTTGGGAACCAGCTCGCCATCCACACAGTCGTAGCCGAGAATACGATTATTGCCGAGATTGTACTCACCTCGTGCAAATCGGCTTGCATAAGCAGCCTTTTCATTTTCACTGATAGAATGACTTTCATCCTGTGCCACTGCTGCCAAGATGGATAGGACGAAATCACAGGTTGGATCATCTGTGCGGATATTTTGTTCCTCAAAAATGATTGTAACCCCCAGCGTTCTAAACCATTTGGCATACTGCTGGCAATCCACCATGTTCCGAGAAAACCGGGAAATACTCTTGCAAATGATAATATCCAGCTTCTTGGCTTCGGCGGCCGCCGCCATTTCCTGAAAGCCCGGTCGATTTTTCACTCGTGTAGCAGAATGCCGGTCAGCATATACCTTAACCAGTTCCCAGTCGGGATGACTTTGGATCAGCTCCTCGTAATACTTCTGCTGAGTTTCAAAGCTTTCATCCTGCTCGTTGCGAAAAGTGCTGACACGGCAATACGCGGCCACACGTTTCTTTGCCACTGGGATTTTTGGCATTACCTTTTTAATAATCATTTGCTGCTACTCCATTCTCCTTGGCACGGAGGTTCTTTGCCGTCTGCATGGCAGCATTACGCTGTGCCTCCCGCGTATTCACTGACTTCTTATCAGCCCGCACCACGCTCACCGGCTTGTTCTCGCTCCGCTGCGCACGGTCCAGCGAGTTCCGATAAAGCTCTGCCACATGGGTCGGTTCCTCAACCTTGGATGCATTCAAAGCAACCTCGCTCTCCAGACCACATTTCCAGAACACCCGCATGGTGTCCTGTTTAAATTCAATGTGCCCCACCAAGTCATCCAGCCAGTAATACTGGACGGTGTCCAGTTTCGGGCTCTCTGCCTTGATTTCCAGCATCCTCTGCATAGCTACCGTCCGCTTCTTTTCCTTGATTTCAAGGGTGTTGTAGGCTTCCAGCAGGGCAGCATCCACAAGATACCCTTTGACCGCATACCCACGGCAGCCGTCCACATCAAAGCAGCCAAGGATGCGCTTGTGGCTGTTCACTTTCATGACCCTCGGAATCATCTTCTTCCCACACAGCGGGCAGACAATGTTTGTATCGAAGTAGGGATACCGGCTGTACTCCCCATGCGGAGATTTCAGTTCCATAATGCGCTGTACCTGCTGGTAGGTATGGCGGTCGATAATAGGAACATGGTGGTTCCTGACGTTGTAGACCGGAATCACAGTCGAGTCGTTCCGGACACTCCTATGGGAAATATGGTCAACACTGACCCATTTCTGAAGCCGCATATCACCAATGTACTTCTCGTTCTCAAGGAGATACTTAAGGGCGGTCTTGTTCCACGTCTGCTTGCCCCTTGCGGAAGGAGCCTGTATAAAGGTCAGCTCATCCAGAATGTCCGTCATGGGGATGCCGTACTGGTACATTTTGAAAATCATCCGCACAATGGCAGCTTCGTCCGGTTCAATGACAATTTCACCGTCCTTGGTCTTCCGATAGCCATAGGTCTTGGTCCAGCGCGACTCACCACTTTCAAACCGCTTGCGAATGCCCCATTTCAGGTTTTCGGAGATGGAACGGCTTTCCTCCTGTGCAAAAGCCGCCATGACCGTCAGAATCAGTTCGGACACCGACGTTGCCGTATCCAGTCCTTCCTTTTCAAAGTAAAGCTGGACACCGATGCTCTGAAGACGGCGCACATAGGACAGACATTCGACCGTGTTGCGGGCAAATCGAGAGATACTTTTTGCCATGATATAATCGACCTTGCCTGCCTCGCAATCCTCCATCATCCGCAAGAACTCTTTACGCTTTTTCACGCTGGTTCCGCTGATGCCCTCATCGGCGTAGACATCCACCAACATCCAGCCAGGGTGCTGGGCAATCTTAGCGCGGAAGGCTTTCATCTGCTCCTCCAAGCTGTGGAGCTGAATCTCCTGGTCCGTGCTGACACGGGCATAGACTGCAACGCGGACTGTTTTCAAGGTGCTAAGTGCCTGAAAGCCAAGCTTCTGTACCCCAGTGTCTACCTTTTCTACTGTAATTTCCATGTACTTTTCTCCTTATTGCCATTTGGGGTCGTTCAGGACCTTCTGCTGTTCATCATTGTATTTTTTTCGTCCGGAGTGGAGCAAGCCCATCTGAATCATGGTCTGCACACGCTCGAACTGTTCTCTGCTGACAATGCCTTCATGATGGTCCTCCAGATGAACTTGGGCGCGTTCTCCCCTGTTCCGCTTGCTGTATCGGTGGCCGTTCTTGCCGTAGGCCGTGTAGTAGCAATCCGTCCAGTAATCCCCCATGTATGCGACATTTTTCAGCATATTGGGTAGTCGATTTCGATTCTGAGACCATGACACACCGGTATTTTCCTCATCCTCCATCTTATCCAAGCAAGCTCGGATATCTGCGTAGCAGACTCCTTTTGCCGCTTGGTCAAAGGCATAGCGGACACGGCGGGCCTCGGATTCTACAATTCTCCATTCACCCTGCTTGTTGACCCTGCGAAAGCCGTAGGTCACACGGCCGGTCGGAATGCCCTGGTCATGGAGATAGGCGATGCCTGCTCGAACATTCTCACCGATGCTCTTGGACTCCTCCTCGGCAATGATGGCAAGGATGTGGAAGAACAGCTCGCTCTGGCCATTCATCGTGTTAATGCCCTCTTTTTCAAAAATGACCGGGATGCCCAGCTCTTTCAGCCTACGCACCACGGTCACACAGTCAAGCATATTTCGGGAGAAACGGGAGATGGACTTGGTATAGATGATGTCGATTTTGCCATCCATGCAATCTTGAATCATCTGTCGGAATTCCGGCCGACCCTGCGTACTGCGTCCGCTGCCTTCATCCGCATAGACCTTTACGAGTTCCTCATCGGGGTTATTGGAGAGCAGCTCTGTGAAGTAGCTTTTCTGAATCTCATAGGAACTTTCCTGACACTCCATGCCGGTGCTGACTCTGCAATAGGCCGCCGCCCTTTTCTGTTTCACTACAATTTCCATTGCGTCATCCTCCTTGGGGTAGTCGTATAATGCCGCATGTATGGCTGAATAGCAAGTTCTGTCGCCCAGATAAATCGGCATATTACCGACAAACTATCTGCCTGACAGAACGCCTGAATTGCAGCATATATGACAAATGTAAAGGGCTTCCCGGTTGGATTTGGGAAGCCCGGAGTGCGGCGTTTGAATCAGCCCGGTCTATGTGCCAGAGAGTGCTTTTGTGTCATCGCAACGAGGTGATATTAGACCTTCTTGACGTAATCGAGGCTGATCCAGCCGTTACGCTTGCCGGCAAAGGACTTCAGCAATCCCCACTTGGATGCACCCTTACCTGTTGCCTCCGCAACAATGGTGAACACACCCTTGCCAGTAAAACCACGGGAGCCATAGTTCGTGCCGGGGCCTTTGCGGATGCGCAGGTCAGAGATAGACACCCGGACCGTGTAGGGCTGAAATGCCGTGCTGGTGGGATAGACCGCCTTGCCGTTCTCATCGAACACCGAGTAGCCGGGATTCTTGTCAGCACACGCCTTGGCGTTGCTCAGGTCACGGAAAGCTCCCTTCTGAGATGCAGTATCCGACCAGTTCTTGCGCACACGGTACAGGGTCGCGGCGGGTGTGACAGGCGTAACAGATGCTGCCACATCGAACTGGGTCAGGTTCCACTGCTCAATGACCCGGCAGAGGTTCTGCACATAGTCAAGGCTCGTCGCATAACCGCCATCCTTGATGATCTGCACCGCTTTCTTATAGTCCGTGCAGCCTGCCAGTCCCTCGTACCGCTTCTTGCTGCCGTTCATGGCACCCAGCAAATAAGCGGAGTGATCTGCAATGGAGTCCTCAATGGAGCCGTACTTGCGGAAGTCGGCCGTGACGGTCACATAGCTGCCATCCGTGTTCTGCTCTCCGGTCTGCATGGTGTAGACGGAATGCCCATCCCACGCAGAGCCAGCCCAGCTGTTCCCCGACAGCGAGGATTTCATGCCAAAGCAGTTATTGGCATTCTGTGCCAGCTCGGACTTGCCGTAGCCGGATTCCAGAATGAACTGCGCCATGGACACGCTGGCAAGGATGCCGGACTGCTTCTGGTTTGCGGTAAACAGCGTGGCCACCTTTGTCACAACCTCTGCGGACTCCATATCCTTCAAAGAAGCTGCCTGCAAGCCAGTGGACGCAACAGGAGTGCCCAGTGCCGCCGTTACCTTGGCCGCCAGATCACTGAGGCGGCTGTACAGCCAGTCGCCGGGGCAGGCTTTGTTCGCATACCAGCGGTGGACGGTCAGAACCATCTCATCCGATGCCGGCGCATAGTTCAGCGTCTTGTTCTTGTCCCCCAGCCAGAGCAGCTTGGTCTTACCGTTCCGCTTGCAGATGTCGGTACAGAGCTTGATAAGCGAAGTGTAGACGGCACTGTTCATGGCGTATGGGTGGGTCAGGTCACTGGCGCACTCGATAGTGATAGCCCGCTGATCGTTTGCTGCACTGGAAGAGCACCAGCTCCGGTTCTTTTCTTCGACACAGAGCGACACACGGCCGTCCTTGCCGATGCCGTAGTTACAACTTGCCTGACGACTCGGGCTGATGAAGCAGCCACAGATACTTTCCGCAGACAACTGCCCCACCACACAGTGCGGGGTGATGCGGTCGATGCTGTGTGTCCGCTGCCCAGAATGGTTCGGGCTGAGGTTCGTATAAACCACTAAGGGACTGTTAGTGTATGCCATAGAAGATTCCTCCCAATAGAAAAAAGCCCGGATTGCTCCGGGCCAGACTGTGTTGATTTGGTTTTTGGTCAGGGCAGAAGCAGCTTCATGCCGATTCGGATGGCATTGGAAGTCAGGCCGTTCAGCTCACGGATGTCCGTGTAGTGGGTACCGCTGCCGAGCTTACGCTCTGCGATGCGCCACAGGTTGTCCCCTGCTACGACTTCGTACACATCTCTGCCGACAAAGACATAGGCATCATCCTCGTTCAGCACATAGGCAATGCCGTCCTCCGCCTCCGGGCACTTGATCTTCAGCCAGTTGTCGCAGACCTCCAGCACCTCCACGATGGTGTTCATCGGGTACACAGTCACGACCTCTGCTTCGAGACTGGGTTCCTTGCGGATGTTCATCAGGGTCTTCAGCTTACCGAAAGCAACGGCATCCGGCTGTGGCTCTGCGGACGGGAAGTCCTCTTCGCCATCGCCGGGTGCATCATCGCTGGGCTTGTCCTCTTCCGGGAGATCCATTACAGGCTTCTCCTCAGCGGTTTCTTCCCGGGTCGTGGGCTCATCCGCCGGATAGATGACCGTGCCGTCCTCGGCAAAAACATGGCTGCCGGGGTTCTCGTCACACTTCGCCTTGGCATTTGCCAGCAGCTTATATGCACCGAGCTGGGATGCGTCATCGTTCCAATCGGTCCGAACACGATAATAGCCGGTGTTCAGCTTTGCAGGATATTCATTCATAGTCGTTCCTCCATCTAAAATTAGGGAGAGGTCGCCCTCTCCCAATAGACTCCTTCATAAAGCGCACGATTTTTTGGCTTTGGGGAGGTACTTTTCAGAAAACTTCTCTCATTATGCTTACTGAAATTCAGCATTTGGTACCCAGTTCTCCAAATTTCCCTCTCATAAAGCACAATGAAAATGGCGAAAAGTTGTATAGTTACCCTTCTTTTTCGTCATCTTTCTCCGGGATATGCTTCTCGTTGGTCAGCTGGATCAGCATATCCTTCAGCTTCTCCGGGATGGGAATGCCGATTACGGCAGAGTTCTCCAGGATGGACAGGCCTTCATTGGACAGATAGAAGAAAATCACAGCGGTGCGAATCGCTGCGCCGTTCTGAAGCACCTGCGTATCGATAACATTCGCCACGCCCACCAACAGGAAGATGCACACCTTCTTGGCAATGCCCTTAAAGCCCACCTCGCTGGACAGCTCCTTGCGGATGCCCGCCGCAAGGATGCCGGTGAAGTAGTCGGTCACCACAAAGATGATGAGTGCGTAGAGGAAGCCATCAAAACCTCCGAAGAACCAGCCGAGAAAACCGCCCAGTGCCGCAAAAGCAAACTGGAGCTTGTCGATTACATTCTGCATACTTGTACCTTGCCTTTCCTGCCCTTTGCAGGGCATAAAAAATAGGACGGTGCTCCGTCCTTGTGTAATGGTGTTCTATATAAACACAGCCGTGTGGCTGTGGGGTATTAAAGGATGAGCCGTTCCAGCAAGCTCTGGAAGGACGCAGCGATGATCTCATGCCCCTTTTCATCGGGATGCACGCCATTGCCGCCGTCCTTAGAGAATGCGAGCTTGCGGAAATTCTCATCATCAGGTCGCAGGTTGGATTCGTGGTACAGATCCAGGCACGGGATGCTGCGCCGCTTGCAGATCTCAACGATTGCCTCCGAGTACTTCGCCATACCGCAGGTTGTCTTAGAAGGCATACTGCCGACCCACGGAGTCGGGGTCACGATACCCAGCCGAGCCAGAGGGATGCGTTCGTAGATGGCGTCAATAGTTGCGTTGATGCAGCCACAGATTGTATCGGTACCCGTATCCGTGACAGTTCCCAGCGTCTGGTCAGACGAGAGATCGTTGCCGCTGCCGAAGATGGTGATCACATCGGCATCCTCCGGGATATCACTGACGCGCTGGTAAAATGCTCGGTTGATATCCTTCCGCCGCATATAACCAGTTCCACTGACACCGAGGTTCACGGTCTTAATGCCTGTCTTTTCGGCGATATAGTCGAAGTAGTGCTTCGTAGTACGGCTATTGCTTTCCGTCAAGCTGTCACCAAGGCACACCCATGTGCGGCCATACCACTTAGGTTTCATGCCGATAAAATAGCCACGAGTCATAGGCTGGATGCCGCAACTCTGCATACCGTTGATGCATGCAACCCGAATAGAAACTGCTCGTGCCGGAGAAGTCACAACCTTATTCTCAATCTTGCGATCAGTATTGCCTGTGTTGTTTTCGCCGCCGACCCGATTTCCGTTCACATCGTAAAATGCATAGAGGCCGTACCCGGCTTTTCCGGCTGCGCTGATGCAGTACGGGGTATACGGTTCCACAGTGATAGGCTCGGACAACCGGTAATTCGTGTTACCAGTCGGCTCTTTCACTATGGCACCTGTTGTCGGATTCAGGAGCATTCCGTTGTTTTCGGTAACTTTGACAGCTTCTCCAATAGCATATTCGTAGTTCTCGTCCACAATCTTGCTTGCCAGATAGTTTTCCAAGCCGGAGATTCTGCTATCGCGTTCTGCCGCCTGTTCTGCTGCTGTGCCGACCAACTCTGCCGAAGGATAGCTGATTCGTGTAACCTTTTTGATTACACCCGTGAAATGGTTGTTCTCCACCCATGCGATACGTACCGTTGCAGCAGTTGCCGGAACAGGAGAAATGCGGTCGTAGTAGGTTCGAATCATATCGGTCTTCTGCTGGAACCCTCCTACCACCTTATCATTCTCATCATAAAAGGCATACAGGTACTTACTCCAGCCGCCGGATACCGTAAATGCATACAATTCACCAGGGCTGACCGGAATCGGCTCGGATACACGGAATGCCGTGTTCTCATTCGACAGTGGCACAACCTCTCCTGCTTTTTCATTGATGCACCGGTTGGCAGTATAGGTGAACTCAACTGCTTCCCCTTCCACGACCGCAGCACTCAGAAGCGTATTCTGCTCCCCGGTTGCCGCTGCAATCAGATCGGCCTTCGCCTTTTCCAGACCAGTCTCCACCGCAACCATCCGGGATTCAGGTTTCTCGTTCAGCTCATTTGTCGGGAAAAGGAAACGAGTCACTTCCTCCACCTTACCCATAAAATTCGAAACCTGAATCCAGGTGATACGCATACTGACCGCCCCAACCGGCGCGATTACGATTCGATTCTCGATTTTACCGGACTTGTTATCCGGCGCGATCTCACCAGCAAGAACATTCTCGTCGCTGTCATAGAAAGCATAGTAGTATTTCTTCCAGCCACTAGATGCAGTGATAATATACACATGGCCTGCCACAACAGGGATCATCTCCGAGGTGTGCCAGTGACTGTCGCTTTCATTCGCCAGCGTACCCACCGTGCCGTTCAGATTGATGAAGGTCCGAATCGTGGAATCAAAGGTCAATTCCTTTGTCTCACGACCAGTCGCCTCATCCAGAAGCTGGGACACGATTGTAGTAAGCCAATCATCCCACAGACCGCGTGTCTTTTCCGCCGAGCGCATTGCTTCGCCTAGTGAGGCATGGGTCGTACCCTGGTTGTCCACGCGGGCATCCAGAATCTCACTGTCAGCGGTCATGCCTCCGGCGATACTGTCCATCCGCTTATTCAGCGTGGTCTTAGCATCGTTCAGTTCCTTACGGCCGGTATTCAAATCAGTTTGGGCCTGTTCGACCTTGCCGGAAAGAGTTTCTGTAGTCTGCTGCAGGCTCTCCTGCATACGGCTTTCCGTTTCTGTGAGTTCCTGACTGATAGCCGTATGCGTATCCGTCAGTTCTTTGCTCATGGCTACATGAGTTTCCGAAAACTCCCTGCTCATATCAGCCTTGGTCTGTGTAAGGTCAGTGTGCATCTGCTCGACATCAGCATCAACATCCTGTTCCAGCTTACGGACCTGTGCGGAATACTCCGAGCAGATTGCCCAGTATTCCTCGCTGCTCAAAGCCGTACCCGCCGGGACGGACTTGCGGCTGATATAGCTGTCGCCCGTCTCCGGCTGATACACGATACTGAGCATCTCGTACTTGCTGTTCTTATTCCATGCGCCGCAATGCTTTGGCACAATGCGTCCACCTACGAATTCACCCATGATTTCATTCTCCCTTCTGCTTACTCAAAGGCTTACCAACGTCCTTTTTGCAAGCAGGGGGAGGATGAAAATCAGCTTTCAGGAGTACCCCCCCCCCCCCGAAAATTTCTTTCATATTATCGTTCTTATTCATAATTTTTCTTTCTCAGAGGGCATTTACCTCTGCATCCATAGCGATACACTTCAGACGATACCAGTTGATAATCTGGCTCATATTGTTGGTGTTCGTTCCGGGAATCTTCGGCCACAACACCACTTCATGATCCAGCAGCCCCTTCGGGATGTCCACAAGGAAGTTTGAAACCACTGTCTGAACATTACCCTCGCTCAGAACGTTCTTTCGGAGTGAGGCATACCGGGACTTAATCTTTGCTCTGTAGCAGTTATACAGGATTCCCATCAATTTGTGGCTGCCTGCAAACCCTTTGAGCGTCGTGACTGTATCCGGGTTATAGTAGACCTTGCCGTTCCAGCAGTTACCGAATGCAGTGTCAAGATCGTACTCGGAGAACGCCCACTTCACGCCATCAAAGGTCATCAGGATATAGTTCTTGTCGAGGTTATCGGTCAGTGCGAACATGGAGGTAATGATAAAGTAGTCCACGGCGCTGTCAAGATCCAGATACGGACTGAGTGCCGACTCCACATCTGCTACGGTGGTACCGCTGAAGTTCATAACAGCACGGATCAGGGTGTTCACGCTGTCCTTGACCCACTGGGTATTGGATTCGTCCGGCACATACTCCATCTCGAAGTCGGTCTTGTCCACCTTAGCTTCCTCAGCAAACTGCGTTCCCTTGGCGTGCGTTTCGGCCGTCAGGATACACTCCTTGGCTCCATCGGTCATGCCGAACATCCACTTATCCTTCGGAATGTTCAGCGTGTAGATGCCCTGATACTCCTCATTGATCGCCACCATGATAGGGAACCCGTCAATGGCGCCGCCGTTGGGTAGATCATACAGCTTTTCGTTGCGTTTCGGGCGAGTACGCACCGCCTGACCCCACAGTTTGGCAGCAACGATGTTTCGGCAATGACTGAAATCGATATAATTGGCTTTCAGGCAGTACTTCTTCTGAGCACCCCACTTCTCAACGATCGTTTGCTTTTCATCGAAGGTGATCGTGAAGTTCTTCTTATCGTATGAGAGGCTGGAAGCGCCTTGCCATTTCAGCGTACAGTTGCCAGTGAGTTCACCATAGGTGTAGGTCAGCTTGACCTTGTTCTCCTTGCTGATTCCCTTGATAGAACCTGTCAGCTTCAGAAGCGGCAGGTTATAGCTGGCATACGGGAAACTGGTATCCTCTTCCTTTTCCTGTGCAAAGGACAGCAGCTCACTGAGCTTGAACTTACCCTCGCACACATAAACATGGAGGATGTGATCCGTGAGCGTCATCTGCTTACGATAGTTGATGCGAAGTCTCACGTCCATGGACGCATCCGGGGTAAACGTGTCAAACGGAGATTTCTGAACGTTGAAAGCGAGGTTCACGCCGTTCTCTTTAACCGCAAACCCGGTCGTTCTGTCCACCAGAGTCATATTGTAGTCCACGGTCTTGTCGTCATCTCGGATAAGGATTGTGTAGGGCTTTCCTGCATCCAGATGGAACACCTCACTGATGTTCGTGTACATTGTAGTGCTTGCCGTACCAAAGGTGCCGTTCAACATGATGCCCGCCGGGTCCGGCATACCAATCGAATTCAAGCGGTAAACTCCCGTACCATCTAAGAATCCCTTCGTACTCAGCATCTTTACAAGGTTCTTCTTTCGGACGCTGTCCTTGACAGCCGCCATCTCAGAGATAGTCGCCGCCAGCACATCGCTCTTGGGATAGGCGTAGAAATCATCCATACTCCAGCCTGTGCCTTCGTACATATAGGCATGGATCATGTGGTTGCTGAACACAGCGTCAGTGGAGTAAACGCCCATCTGGTAATCGCCTGTCACATCCGGGATCACCTGTTCAAAGCGGCTGCCGATTGCAGAAACGCCGCGGTTGGAGCCGCCTTGCTGCAAGCAAACACTGGAGCCAATCTTATAGAAGAACATGGAATAAGGCACAGGCGGGTCGTCGTCCACGATGTGGGCCGTGTAGGTCTTGCCCTGCTCTAGATGCATCGGCTCGGAGATTTTGAGGATAGCTGCCCCCATTTCGCCGGACATGATGCCGTTGACGACCACGCCAGCTCTGTCCAAAATACCGAGGGCGGTAGCCGTTGCCGAGACTTCACCGGCACTGTTCCGCACACTGGAATCGATCATCTTGATCATGTTGTTCTTCCGTGCGCGATCCGATACGGTCAGGATATTTTCCAGACCGTCATGGGTGGAGATCCACCGTGCATCTTCCCGGTCGGTCAAATTCTGAATCTTCTGGTCGGCGTCCTCCTCCACCTGCAGGAGTTCGTCGTATCCGGCCCAGGACCGGATCTGCTCCTCGGCATAGCTTCCTTCAACCAGATACAGATGGATTTTCTGCCCGGTGAACATCGTTGCCGTATTACAAATGATGCGCACCCGGCAGGAATAGTCCTTATCGGCAGTAAAGGAATAGCAGTGATGGTTCACTGTATCCACAGACACGGATGCCCCGTTGATCTGGATGAAGCCGTAGGTCACCTCATCACCGAGAGCAGCCGTGAGCGTTGGGCAGCCTTCATCTGCCCGAACAAACAGCGTATAGGCTTTGCTCGCCTTCAGTTGCATAAGGCTCGTGCATCGCAGGCTGTTCAGTGCCAGATTGCCGCCCATATTGCCCACGATCTTCACCGCTGTCTGGTCGCACTCACCATCTGCGATCATCTGCACCGATGCACCGGTCGTAGAATTGGAATCAGAATAGTTGACCGTGCGGATCAGGTTCTTGCACCGCAGGCTGTCGCGTACCGCAGACATGCTCGTGAAGTTGTCGTTGAGGTCATTGAACTCGACCTGACCACGAATCGAATCGTAGGTATAGACACCTTCCAGAACGAACAGGTGCATCTCATAGTCCGAGAAGTCCAGATCACGGCTGGTATACACACCCGGACGGTAATAGCAGCTCTCGTCCGGAGTAAAGGTTTGGGGCAGGATATTGTGAACGCTGAAGCCCTGGTTGTTGCCTTCCACCTGCAAGCAGCCGTCTTTGCTGCTTCCGTAGAAGAACACAGAACATTCAGGCATTTTCTCATCGGCCCGGAGATAGAGGGTATAGGTTTTAGCCTTGTCGAGCCAGATATACTCACCAAAATAGAGCGTGTTCTTCCCCTGCTTCGGGCCAAGGCTGCCGCTGATAACCGTGCCGGAGTGAACGCCAAGACTGGTCGCAGTCGCACAGATCGTTCCATCCGAGCCGGTAGCCTGACAGGTCACCGTGTGGACCAGATTATTCCGGCGCAGCGTATCACTGACACGGTTGACTGCATTCAGATTCTCCGACAAGCCGTTCATGGCTGAGGATGCTTCCTTTGCAGGGAGATAGGTGCGCAGCTCAGTCTCCGTGTATCTGCCCTTCACCAGATAGACCTGCACGGCACGGTTCTCAAATATGGTATCCTGCTGTGCCCAGATTCGGAGCTGATGCTTGCCGGTACTGTGTGCAGGAATCACACCGCACGGACTATGGATGACATTGAATGCACGGGTCGTTCCGTTCTCCATGACATCCTTCCATGTGGTCTCATCCAGCAGATAGACGGAGTAGTCCAAGTCCTTATGCTCATCCAGCACAAAAAGAGTGTAGTCTTTTTCCTTTTCCAGAATGAACGGGCTGGAAAACTGGACTGCATAGGTTCCAACCGTCGGACCCAGTCTTCCGTTCAGCACCGTCCCACCGAAGTTCAGAACTCCGACAGGCATCGAGGTAAAGAAGGGTTCGCCCGCCTCGTCATTCAAAAGAACGTTCTTCATTGCGATGAGATTGTTCTTGCGAACATCATCCCGAACAGCGGCAATCGCAGCCGCATTATTCGGGACATCCACTGCTGTCAGCAAGCCGTAGAAGTCTTTCCGGGTGTACTCGCCCTCCACGACATACAGATGAATCTCATGGTTTTCAAACTCGCAGTTGGTCGAATAAACGCCTGCGCGGAACATACCGCCGTTGTCAAAGACAGCAGTGGAGATCACCGTATTGGCCGGCGTAAAGCCCCGGTTAATGCCGCCCACCTGCAGGCAGGTGCCAGTGTCAACCTCATAAAAGTAGATGCCGTAACCTACCTTGGGTACAGTCTCATCGATGAAAACCGTATAGGGAGTGCCAGCCTTGAACGACATCGGTTCCGAAAAATACAGGGTCGACCGTTCATCCGCGCCTTCTTTGAGCTTGCCGTTAATGATCACCCCGGCCCGGTCACCATGCCCCAGCGAGGTTGCCGTGGCCTTGACCTCCCCGGAGACATTGCTGGCACAGAAATCCACCGTATGAACCATATTGGCCGTGCGCATGGCATCGCTGACTGCCGCCATCCGGCCAATGCGGTTCACAGCCTCTTCCTGGTCTGCCCGTGCGCTCTCGAAACCGCTGCGGATATGCGCACCCAGATTCTCATGCGTGTTGCCGTCCGCATCCACACGAGCATCCAGAATCTCCGCATCCGAGGTCTTTCCCCCGGCAATGCTGTCCATCCGTTTGTTCAGCGTATCCTTAGCATCCTTCAGTTCCTGCCGGCCGGTGTTCAGGTCGGACTTGGCCTGTTCGACCTTGCCAGTCAACTCCGAACTGGTCTGTTCCAGATTCTCATTGACACGCTGTTCCGTTTCCGACAGCTCCTGATTGATCGCCTTGTGCGTATCATCCAGTTCATTGCTGATCGCCGTATGAGTCTCCTTGAACTCCTGACTCATGGCATTCTTGACTGCCGTAACGTCACTGTGCATCTGCTGGACATCTTCGTCCACGTCCTGTTCCAGCTTCCGCATCTGTGCGGAATAATGAGCACACAGCGACCAGTAGCTCTCATCCGACAGAGAAATGCCGATAGGCACAGCCTTACGGCTGATATAGCTGTCACCGGTCTCGCCGTCCAGCACGATCATCAAGGGTTCATAGGTTTTTTTCTGGTCCCAGACACCCACATGGTCCGGTACCACTCGCTTGCCAACAAACTCTCCCATTCTAGTTCCTTTCCGGCTTACGCCTCATTGTATCTCACGATGAGATGCCCCTCATCGTCCATCTCAAAGATAAGTCCCAGCTCATCCCATGTCGTGAACACCAGATGCCCGTCCATGTCGATGGACGAGGTGACCAGCCCCTCTGCGATATCCCTCGCCACCTTATCAATAGTACTGGACACAGACCCCTGCGCCAGTCCCAGCTTATCGTCCGAGCGCATCACGAGGTATCCGTCATCGGTGATGAGGAATTCCAGAATGCCCTTGGCGGCTGCATCCAGAGCGTGTTTATAGGTCAGCGTGGCGATCTTACCGTTCATGACTGCGGCACGTGCCACATTCAGCACCAGACTGAACGAACCGATCACATCTCCCTCATCGGACAGAAGGTAGATGTCAATCGGGAACCTGCCGTATACTTCGGTCATAAAGGATGTGACCGTCAGGATGACCGCACCGTCATCCACGAACACAAGATCCGGGCGGGTCTCGCTGGAATATTGGAACACCGCACCGTCCGGCCGAGTAGCCGAGTAGCTGACGATGGTGTCCTTACTGACCTTGTACTCCACAGAATTCTGATATAGCCGGCACCGCACTTTTCGGGCTTGGTTGTCGTACTGCTTGACCGGGATGTGGGTCGGGATCAGGTTCTCTGTGAATGACAGTTCCACGTCCTGAAACACCGTGAACGACTTAGTCACCAGTGCTTCCTGCGCCGGTTCCTCCGCTGTCTGTACCACTGCTTTCGCCTTCCTGTTTGCCATCTTCTTCGCCTCCTCCCTCTGTCGGGGTATCCGGGTCGGGCTCAGGCGGTGCCGGCTCATAGCCTACCGTCTGCCAGATTTCTCCGTCCCACAGCTTCAGCCGCAGGGCGGTTGTATCGACCCAGAGTGCATTTGTTTTCGGATTCTTTGGTGCTGCCTTCTGCGCACAGATGGGCGAAGCATACCGCTCATCCAGTTTCGCCAGCAGCGTTTCGGACAGCTTGTCCGCTGTTCCGTACCGCTCGTCTAGGTTTTTGATGAGTTCTTCTGACAAGGCGGACGCCGTCTTATATCGCTCATCCAACTGTGTGAGCAGCACCTCCGACAGCTTATCTGCCGTACCGTATCGTGCGTCCAAGCTTTTGATGAGTTCTTCCGACAAAGCGGATGCCGTCTTATACCGCTCATCCAACTGTTCGAGCAGCTCTTCAGTCAGTTCTCCGGCTTTCTTATAGCGTTCATCCAGCTCCTGCAGTGTGTTTTCCAGCAGCAATGCCGTCTTGACCGGGGAATCATCCTGCTCCCAGCCGTAGCCCCATGTCTTTCCGCCATCTGTGGAAATGAAGAACCCATCCAGGCTGTTCTTCCATGCAAAGGTGGACTTTGCCAGTGACCCAGCATTGAAGGCATACCGCACGGTATCTCCATTCACTCCTGTCACGTTCTGATAGTGCAGACCGAACAGACCGGCCAACAGGGTACCGTCATAGACCATTGACACGGAAATGCCGCCGATCTGCTCACCCATGCTGGTTTCCACACGGAGGGCCGTGTTATAGGCTTCATTGGCTGTGTTTCGGATATTGCTCAGTGCTGTAGTCAAAGACGAGTTCCGGCTGCTGACCGTAGAGTTCGACAGCGTAATGCCATCGTACCGTTCCAGCAGACAGTCGTACTGCGTTTCGGTCACCTTAGAGCTGACCTCGATACCAAGCTTGGAGATGAACACATGGACGGTATCGCATAGACTCACCTGCTCCGCTTCCACCACATCCTCGTAGTCCGGAGTATTCCAGAGCTGGATAAGATCGATGTCGATATCCACCTGTGGCTCGGTCAGACTGGTGTTCTTCAGATAATCCTGTGCAAAGGAGCGCATCATTTCATCCGTGGGCTTATCCTGAAATCCACTGGTGCAATCCAGTACCGTGATCTTCTGGTACGGAACTGACCGCTGCTCCACCAGCACCACCTTCTCCGGCAGCTCTGTCACCTCGCCGGTCTCGGAATTCTGCCAGTACGGATGTACACCCGTGATGACGCTCTCAATATTCTTCTCCATCTTAAAGTCGATGAGGTTTTTGCCGTAAACGATATGCACACCGTGGTCTGCGCCCCGGTGATGATGGAGCTTGACCGTGTATCGGTCCCACTCGTACTCTCCGCCAAAGGTGTCCAGCACCGAGCCGTCGATACCGCCGAGGCAGTTCCGAAAAGAGGACGGCACCGAGAGCCGAAAAGAGGCGCTGGAGGAGATATCCGTCCAGACCCCAAAAGGGCACTCGGATGCCGCGTGACTTTCCAGTCCTGCCAGCGCACCGGTGCAGCCGGTCGTAGCAAAGGGAGAGACAGTAATGAAGTTTAGCTGATACGAGATGTGCCTTGCCTTGACAGTCAGCTTGCCGTCAATCGGCGTTGCGATTTTGTAGATACGAAACGGCTGCGATCTGCCTGTGTCGGATGGCTTTGCAAGGATGATGTTCCCTTCTTCCAACTGCTCCGCATGGATACCATCTGCCGGGTATACCATCTCCAGCTCAAAGCTGCCGTTTCGTTTTTCCGTCACGATGCAGGACTGTGCATCTGCCAGCTTGCCGATGCCGTTGTGGTCGAACTTTACCTCCGTGGATGCATACAGGCAAGGGATCATCCCGTTCCACCTCCTTCCTCACAACGTCCACCAGCGCGGAGTCACCTCCACCGCTGTGATACCGCCCGTCCATGCGATCTGTGTCTTTCCAGCCGGCAGTTCCGGGAAGTCGTCCGAGAGGATGGTCTCATTGCAGAAGCCGCCCGCATTGTAGGCATTGTGCGTCTCACAGTTCAGCAGGACATAATCCTTGATGCTGTGGATGGTAATAGATTGATCACCCACATACAACACACCGCCCGAATCTCCGTAGACCTTGAAGATGGGCTGTGTCGGGAATGCGAAGGGGTTCATGAGGTTGCTCCGGCTTTCCAGCCGCACAGTCCTCTGTCCTTCCACGCTCCACCGCTGGGGCTTGCAATTGAACACCAGATCCATCCTGGCGGCTTTCTGCGCCGTTACATCGAACTCCATCGCTTCGGTGCAAACTGCCATCCGGAAGAAATCCGGGTCATAGGTATCCTGCAATTTCTGGTAGCCGACCGGAGACAGCAGCCACGACTTGACCGCGGCGGTCTTAGCGGGCAGACCGTTAAAGAAGAACGCTTCATACTTGATATCCACATTCTGATACCGCCGCCGACCTGCCCTTGCATTCTCGCTGATGATGTCTCCGTTTCTGCCGGGGACCGATGTGCTTTCTACATCCGCTGCCGGAGAATCGTACACACTGGGTCCAGACAAATATAAAAGGAAGTCCTTGCTGGACTTCCCGGCAAAGGACAGATACTGCCGTGCAAACCTGCCCTTCAAATCAAACTGGGATACTGTCTTTTTCTCAGGCAAATAGCCCATACGCATCACCTTCTTACTTATAGACCGAATCGTCCTGGTCGATCATCTCATTGATCTTGTCAGCCACGATCTGTGCCAGTTCGTTATCGTTCCGGGCGTTGTAGCCGTTCACTGTGATGTGAACGCCACCCAGATTCGTGTTCTTTGTCGTTCCGCCGCCGGCCAGAGCAGCCTGCGGAAGATTCCAACCGCTTGTGTTCAGCCGGGGAATATTGATCTCCGGCAGGCTGAAGGAGCAGATTCCCGCCATCCCCTGCTGAACCTTAGAGGCCATAGACCGGATCTGCTTCAGCAGACCACCCTCGCTGGCCTTGATGCCGCCAGTCAGCAGCTTCATGAAGTCAGGCATATAGGTGTCGGCATCTGCCAGCGGTCCTTCGTCCGGCACCGAGAAGTGCAGGAAACTGCGGATGCCGTTTGCAACGCTCTTGGCGGCATTGCCGACCCACGACACGCCTTTCTTGATGCCTCCAGCGATACCGCTGACCACATCCTTGCCCCAGTTCACCGCCGAGGAAGCCACGTTCTTGACGCCGCTCCAGATGGAGGATGCCACGTTGCCGATGGCGGACGCCGCATTGGAGATGCCGTTCTTAATGGCAGTCACACCATTGGAGAACACAGAAGTGACCTTATTCCAGATGTTGGTCACACCCTCACGGAAACCATCGCAGTTCTTCCAGAGAGCGGTCAGCCCAAGACCGACACCGCCGACTGCGGCCACCGCAATACCAGCAGGGCCGGCAAGACCAGCCAGTGCTGTACCTGCCGAGGCAAGCACACCACCAGCCGAAGAAGCGATACCAGCCAATGCACTGCCTGCACCAGCTGCAAGACCAGACACCGTTGTGCCAACAGAACCGAACAGTCTCGCAATCGCAGAACCGGCCGAGCCAGCAATGCCGCCCAGCGTAGAGCCTACACTGGAGAGCAACCCGGACAGGCTGCTGCCGACACCGCCGAGCTTGGAGAGAACACCAGTCGCAACGCTGCCGAGGTTCGACAAGATGCCAGTTCCGCTGCTGCCAAGGCTGCCCAGCTTCGAGATGACACCGGTGATACCTTGTCCCAGACCACCCATCTTGGAGGTCAGCCCAGAGATCAGATTGCCGAAGTTCGAGACGATCTGTCCGCCATCGGCGTTGCCGATCTTCGACAGGAAACTGCCCATCTTTGTCAGCAGACCACCGCCGCCATCCGTGCCCAGTGCATTGCCGAGGTTCGTGAGCGTCTCGCCCAAGCTGCCGAAGGTACTCTTCATGGAGCCGAGCTTGTCCACGATTCCGGTGACCGTGCTGACCGTATCACCCACCTTGCTGATGCCCTCGCCCAGCCCCTTAAGGAAATCCGAGTTAAAGGTATCACCGAGACTGCGGATCGCGTTGCCCAGAGAACTGGTCTGGTCGCCCAAGTCTCCGATGGAGGTCTTCATGTCGGAGAATCCCTGCTTCACCTCATCGCTCATGCTGCTGACCGATGTTTTGGTGATCTTTTCAAGGTCGCTCCAGACAGACTTAAACTCGCTGGACATGCCTTCCAGACCGTTCATAAGCCCAGTTCGGATGCCGGATGCCAGTCCGCTTGCAGCAGACCGTACTCTGCTGGTGCTGCCGCTGATCGTAGAGGCAAAGCCACTCACCACCGACCTCACCTTGTCGCCCATGTCTCCCACGGGCGTGTTCAGGTTGGTTTTCATGGAGCCGGACAGGGTCTTGACTGCCTTGACGACCTTGTCCTGATTCTTCTTGATGCCGCTTGCCAGCAGCTTCATGAAGTCAGGCATATACTCGTCCGCATCAGACAGAGGGCCAGTGTCAGGCACAGAGAAGTGCAGCAGGCTTCTGACCTTGCTTGCCACGTTCTCTGCGGCCCGGACGACCGAGCCTGCCGCCGCACGAACACCGGCCGCCATCTGGGAGCAGATGTCACTGCCCCAGCTGTATGCCGAAGAAGCAATGGAGCTGAGAGAGTTGAAGCTGCTCTTGATGCTGGACACACCGGAAGAAACCGTGGAGCGCAGATTGGACATGGCACCGGACACCGCCGACTGCACGCTGGAGAAGGTTGAGCTGGTCGTGGACTTCACGCCGTTCCAACCCGAAGAAACCGTGGACTTCACTGCGTTCACAGCCGAAGATGCCGTGCTGCGGATGGTGTTCCAGCTGGAACTGAGTACCGACTGGATGCTCGACCAACTGCTGCCGGTCAGGCTGCGGAGGTTGTTCCACCCCGCCGTGACGGAACTCTTGACCGCATTGACTGAGCTGGTGGTTGCACTCTTGATGCTGTTCCAGCTCGTATTCAGCACGGTCTGGATGGAAGTCCAACTGGATGTTGTCAACGTGCGCAGGTTAGTCCAGCCATTGGTGACAACCGTTTTGACTGCACTGACCACAGTTGTGCTGGCGGATTTGATGGAATTCCAGCTTGCCGTCAGGCTCGACTGGATGCCGGACCAGCTGGATATTGTAAGGGTGCGGAGCTGTGTCCAGCCATTGGTGACTGCGGTCTTTACGCTGTTCAGGCCGGAAGTCACAGAAGTCGTGATGCCGCTCCATGCTGCCGTGAGGTTGGTCTTGACCGCATTCCATGCCGTAGTGGTGTCCGATGCAATACCGGACCATGCCGCCGACATGGATGCTTTGATGCTGTCGATCTGGCTCGTCACAGACTGCGCCATGCCAGTACAGGCAGCCGATACGGAAGTAGACACACCCGACCATGCGGTCTGAGCTTCTGCGTCCACACCCGACCATGCGTTAGAGGTATCCGTTTTCATCTGGGTGGTAGAATCACTGGTCTTGCCGGTAATGGCATCCCAGATACCACCAAAGAATCCGGAGATTCCTTCCCATGCGCTGGAAATGCCAGACTTGATACCCTCCCACGCAGTGCTTGCTGTAGACTGGATGCCTTCCCATGCCCCAGACAGCCCGGTGGCCACCGTTTCTACCGCCGAGGTCACGCCGGACTGGATACCGTCCCAAGCAGTAGAGATTGCACCCTTGATGCCATCCCATGCAGACGAGGCGGTCGTCTGGATTCCCGTCCATGCAGTCGAAAGCCCAGAGCCGAGCGTCTCAACCGCGCCGGACACAAAGGAGGAGATTCCCTCCCATGCGCCGGAGATGACACCCGAAATACCCTCCCACACAGTCGATACCGCCGACTTGATGTTCTCCCAAGCTGTAGACCAGTCGCCGGAGATCACGCTCATGACCGTCGAGATGACGGCGGAGATCGCGTCCATAACACCGCTGACCACGCCAGAGATTGCATCCCAGACCGTAGAGAACACAGTCTGCAAGCCGGTCAGGACACCACCAAGGAAATCCGAGATTCCACTGAAGGTGGACTGTGCGTTCTCATCCATTTCCCCGGTTTTCCCCGTGAAGAACGAGACGATGCCGTTCCAGATGCCCTCGAAGAAATCCTTGATCCCCGTCCAGACCCCGGTAAAGAAATCCGAGATCCCGGTCCAGATGTTGGACGCGGTGGTCTGGATGCCTGTCAGAATGCCGGAGAAGAAATCGCTGATTCCTGTCCAGACACCTTCAAAGAAGCCCTTGACGCTTTCCCAAACGGTGTTCCAGTCCGTACCGAACCAACCGAGGAAAACATCCGCTACACCCTTCAAGGTGTCCAGCACCGTAGAGAAGATGGACTTGATGCCGCTCCAGATGCCGGAGAAAATGCCCTTGACTGCCTCCCATGCGCCGCTCCAGTTGCCCTGGAACAGGTTGGAGAAAACATCGAACAGACCAATAAGGGCATCGAGGACCGTTCCCAGTACAGTGGACACGACCTGAAAGGCACCCTCGAACACAGGAGCCAACACCTGACAGAATCCATCCCAGACTGCTTTCAGCACCTCGACGATATCCTTGAAGTCAAAGCCGAGGGCATTGAGCCGCTGGGTCAGTTGGTCGCAGAAGCCGCGCACCTTTTCGACGATTCCGTTCCAGATGTTGGTGATGGCGGTGCGGAACTCCTCATTGGTGTTCCAGAGGTGCATAAAAGCAGCGACCAGTGTACCAATGACGGCAACCACTGCCATGACCGGTGCAGAGATGCCGCCGAGTGCTGCGCCCAGCTTCCCGAACAGTCCGGTTGCACCGCCCACCCGGGTGGAGAGCAGCCGGATACCCTTAGCCAGCGAACTGAATCCTCGCAGAGCCGTACCAACTGTCGATATGGTTTTACCCAGCACAATGAGCAGCGGCCCGATGGCTGCCGCCAGAGCTGCCACCTTGAGGATGGTCTCTCTGGTGCTGTCATCCATACTATTGAGCTTATCCACGAATGACTGCACCGCCGACACGATCTTGCGGATGGTGGGCATCAGGAGGTCGCCAAAAGAAATAGCCAACTCCTCCAACTGAGATTTCAGAATGGTGAGCTGGCCGTTCAGATTGTCCTGCATGGTTTCCGCCATGCTCTCCGCAGAGCCGTCACAGTTTTCAATGGCACCACGGAGTTTATTGATATCCCCTTCCCCGGAGTTCATCAGGGCAAGAAAGCCGGACATGGCGTTCTTGCCAACCAGCGATTCGGCATTGGCTGCCTTTTCGGATTCGGTCAGACCGGAGAAAGCCACACGGCAGTCCGCAAGGATATCGTTCAGGCTTCTCATGCTGCCATCTGCGTTGCTGGTAGCAATGGTGACCTCGCCGATGTTCTTGCCTGCAAATGTCACTTCGCCGGCAAGGTTGTTCATGATGGAGCGCAGCGAAGTACCAGCCTGCGATGCCTTGATACCGCTGTTTGCCATGAGGCCGATAGCTTCCGCTGTATCCTCTGCACTGAAGCCTAGCGCACCAGCAATAGGCGCACAGTACTTGAAGGTCTCGCCCATCATGCTGACGTTGGTGTTTGCATTGGACGATGCCGCCGCGAGGATGTCCGCAAAGTGACCGGAATCCGAAGCCGACAAACCAAAGGCAGTCAGCGCATCCGTGACGATATCCGAGGTAGTCGCCAAATCCTCACCGGATGCAGCGGCAAGGTTCATGATGCCTTCGATGCCATCCAGCATATCCCCGGTCTTCCAGCCGGCCATCGCCATGTATTCCATAGCGGAGGCTGCCTCGGAGGCAGAGAACTTGGTCTTGGCACCCATCTCGCGGGCTTTTTCACGCAGGGAATCAAAGTCAGAGCCAGTCGCGCCGGAAATAGCAGCGACCTTACTCATCTCCTGGTCGAAGTCTGCTGCGGTCTTCACCGCCGCAGTTCCTAAACCAGTGACCGCTGCTGTGACAGGCAGGAATTTCCTGCCCGTCTCCTCGACTTGAGAACCAACCGTCTGGAGTTTCTCACCCACTGCATCGATCTTGGCAAGGGTCGCATTGGTGACCGCTGCCTGTTCCTGCAGGGATTTAAGGTTCTGCTCCGTCTCCACGATCTCACGCTGGAGCGCATCGTATTGCTCCTGCGTGATCTTACCGTCTGCAAGCTGCTGGTTGGCCTGCTCCGCCGTCGTCTTTAAGGTGGTGAGCTTCTCCTTAGTGGCTTCGATGGCATCCTTCAGCATCCGCTGCTTCTGGGTGACTGTCTCGGTGTTGGAGGGGTCCAATTTCAGGAGCTTGTTGACATCCTTCAACTCAGACTGCGTTGTTTTGATGGTTTTATTGACGCTTTCCAGTGCCTTGGAAAGTTTTGTAGTATCGCCGCCGATCTCAACGGTAATGCCTGCGATTCTGGATGCCATGCGGATAACCACCTCCTCCGGGGCATAAGTAAAGGCCCATCCGCGCAAGGCGAATAGGCCGAGAGAAATATGATACTCGTAAGGAAGCAACTAGTGAGTTACTTTTTATGTGGGCTTAAAAATTTACAATTCTATCGTTGATATGAGCCGGAAAAAGAGCTATACTTAAATTGAGAAATTGTACTCAAAGGAGGTACGCCCTATGAGTGAATATAACATTGATATTGCCGATATGCAGTGCTGGGTTTTCCGTATGGCTCAGTCCAAGTGGAAAATGTCCCCCAGTGACTGCGCTAAACTGTTCAAGAAATACGACATCCTTGGATTTATCGCTGATTGCTACGACATTCTTCATTTGAACAGTTACGAATGCGCTTTGCATGATGTCGAAACTCTGCTCAAGAATCGAGGTGTCACCGTATGATAGGACTTGAAGATGGCATGCTTCTTTACCACGGAAGCTATGTCAGTATTCCCAACATTGACTTAAGCCGTTGTATGGGTGGGCTTGATTTTGGTCGTGGTTTTTACTTAACCTCGTCTTACGAGCAAGCATACAACTATGTCCAGCTTTCTGTTCGCAAAGCAAAACATATTAGTGCTGTACCAGAAGACTTTGACCCAGCGGACGGACAAATTTCAGTCTACAGATTTCATTATGACCCGAATATTCTTGCTTACTTTTTTCAAGAGCCCAGTATCGAATGGCTGCATTTTGTGGCAGCCAACCGAAAGAAAGACCTCTTTCCGCAGCTATTGAAAAAATACAGCGTAATTGATATTATCGGCGGAAAGATTGCCGACGATCAGACAGCCCGTACTCTTCAGATTTATATCAATGGCGAACTTTCCGGGAAACCCGGTAATCCAAAAGTAGACAAAGAAACCATTGAAAGACTTTTGCCGAACCGTCTCAAGGATCAATTTTGTTTCAGAACTCAGGATGCCGTTGATCATCTTGAATTTATAAGGAGTGACCGTTATGGCGACATCAAATTATGATAATGCTGTAAACTATACATCTACAGATTCCCAAAAAGAATGCTGCGCCGTAATTGCAATGCGCGAGGCAGTAGAGATGCTTGCTGCACGAGAAAAGATTCCTTATGAAGAAGCTCTTCTTCGCTTCACAAGTTCTCGTGCGTATGAAGCTCTCTTTGATTTCGATACAGAGATTTGGAAAGAGGGTTCCGATTATCTTCTGAATCTCTACGACTACTGCAATACCAAAAAAACTGCATAAAAATCAGAAATTCACACACGGAAAGGATTCTTTATGAGCGGAACAGCCGTTACCGACTCGCAACGTGAAGAGTGTGCCGCTCTCGTCATGCAGGCAATGCTCGAAGATTACTGCACTGAAACAGGTGTTTCCTTCAATCAGGCATTCTTGGAGTTTTCGAGCTCAACTGCTTATAAGGAGCTGTTCGATTACTCGACTGGCCTTTGGATGGAGGGACCCGATTACCTTCGCAATGTCTTTGAAGATACCCGCAAGCCCACCGATTCTGCTTCTGCATAAAATACTCGGTTGACTATCTGCGCCCAATCGGCTATAATTCAATAGCGATCAGGTTTCAGTAACCTTGCGAGGTCTGAGACTGGGAAGATGACCTTCGGGCCACCTTCTTTCTCCCCCAGCTGTGCACGGCTGGGGGATTTTTCTTTATCCTCACAAACTTTCGTGCTTATTTTGCAATCAATATAAGCACGAAAGTTTGGTCAGAACCGGTCAAAGTCTGCCTGCGATGCCAGCTCCTGATACGGATACTCATCGTTCTGCCGCTCTGTGAACATGTCATTGACCAACCCGATGGTCAGCAAGTCGAGGTCGGCTATGCTGATACCAAGCTGCACACAGCGCAGCATGAAGAGCGGGGTGGTCATTACCCGCTCACTTTTGCGAGGTTTTTTCTTGCCTCTACCTCCGTCTGCACGTTCAGACCCCACAGTTCGATCAACTGGGGCAGAATCTGGTAGATGGAGAAGGTGTTGAAGTTCTCCAGCCACTCATCCGGGGTGTCCGGCACCTGATCCGGATGGGCGTGCTTCGCCATAATGAACGCAATGTTCTCGAACATCTCTAGGCTGAACAGGTCAAGACTGGAACTTTCCTCGTCGTTATCCCCCACGCTCTTTTCCAGAGAACGCAGGTCTTTGTAGATATCCCGTCCGAACTTGATGCGGTACAGACGCGGCACGGCTGCGCTGGCACGGAACTCCACCATCTGACCATCGATCTCGATTTTCTTTGTAACTGCCATAGTCTTTATCCTCCATTTCATGTAGAAAGGGCAGAGCCTCCGCCCCGCCCTCGGTTTGTGTACTTGCTTACTCTGCCGGGTCGATGCTGACCAGTGCATTGCTGCCGCTGACGGTGGGCAGCTTGCCATCCCACTTCTGAATCTTCTGGTACTCGATCAGGGTATCAGACAGGCTTTCTGCAATCTTGCGGTTGGCTTCAGCCTGAGCATCTGCGGCAATGGAGGTCTTCTGTGCCTCCGCCTCGGCATTGGTGATCGCCACTTGCTTGTCGGCCTCAGCCTTGGCAATGGCGGCTTCGTTCTCGATCTTCTGCTTGTCGGCGTTTTGCTGGGCAATGGACTTCTGCTGGATGGCATTGCTGATGCCGGTGGCATAGCCGTTCATCCGGCTCTGGTAGTCGCCGCGCAGCAGACCGTCCACATTGAACTTCGGAAAGTAGGTATCCTGCTCTTCCTCCAGCAGCAGATCCTTGATGATGCCCTGCTCAATGCGGACGAGCCACGGAGTCAGGGAATGCATCACGAAGTTCAGCGACTGGTATTCGATGTTGGAGAAGGTCGCATGGGACAGATCCGCTACCAGATGCGGAGGCACACGGAAAATGCGACATATCTCCGTGACGGAGAACTGCTTGGATTCAAGGAACTGACTGTCTTCCGGCGGCAGCGATACAGGCTTGTAGGTCATGCCTTCTTCGAGAACCGCCACACGATGGGCGTTGGCTGCGCCACCGTATGCCGCTTCCCAGTTATCCCGGACACGATTCGGGTCCTTGATGACCCCGGGATGTTCCAGCACACCGCTGGGCTGAGCGCCGTTCTTGAAGAACGCCGAGCCGTACTTATCCACCGCAATGGAGGTGCCAAGGCTGTTTTTCATCATGGCAATCGGTGAGAAACCGATCAGGCCATTGAAACCCAACCCCGGCACATGGAATATCTCATCCCGGCGAAAGTAGATATCCTTGTTCTGCTCTCCCGGAACTTCATCCGTATAGGCGTGGTAGATGTAGTACAGTTCTCCGCTTTCATCGCGATCCACTTCGACGTTTTCCGGCAGCAGCGGATACAGACCCAGTACCGTGTTCTTTCCATCCCGGACGATCTGTGCGTAGGCATTGCCCCAGAGGAGCAGATGGGTCATCAGGGTCTCCCAGAAGACGAAAGCCGTCATCTCCGGGTTCGGCTGCCGATACAGGATTTTGTACAGCGGATGATCCCGTGCCTTTTCCTTGTTGCCGTTGTCATCCGTCACCCGATACAGATGCAGCGGCAGGGCCGCAATGGACTCTGCCAGCAGTCGAACACAGGCATACACGGTCGGGATCTGCATGGCGGCTTTTTCGTCCACCTGCTCTCCTGCATTGGAACGACCAAACACAAAGGTCTGCCCGGAATCGCGGACATTGTCCGTGACCTCTGGCAGACCTTGTTTGGGTGGTGATTCTGTTTTGGGGGAGTCCCTTGGGTTTTCAAAACCTAGCCATTCCCAGAATGTCATTTTTCAGCAAATCCTTTCATTTTTTCTTTCCTTGTGTTCCAACAAGTGGTATAATATAGTCTATACTGTTGCTTACGGAGGTTTTTCCATGCTGACGATAAATCAGTTGATGCGATATCTGCGTTCCAAACATCATATTACTGTCAAAAGCAATCAGTCCCAGTCATTGCGCAACATGGGCTACTATCATGGTTTTAAAGGCTATCGGTTTATCCGAACCCCGAACCAAAGGATTGCTTTTTCTTCGTTTGATGAAGTCTCTGCTTTAAACAATTTCGATATGAAGTTGAAAGCGTTGTTTTACCCTAAGGTCATGTTTATCGAAACTGCATTAAAGAGCTATGTGATTGAAGCCACACTTAAGGATTCTCATTCTGAGAACATCGACACAATCTTCGGTAAATCAATCACAAACTACCGTTCCTTCACTCCAGGTAGCAGAAACTATCATCAGGAATACGCAAAACGTATGTCGCTTCGTAGCAAAATCAATAGTGCTTTGCTTCGTGATTATGGAAACAAAAAGCAAACCGTCAATCATTTTTTTGACACTGACCGGTCCATACCTATTTGGGCGGCTTTTGAATCCCTGGCACTAGGTGAATTCGGAACTTTCTTTGCGTGTGCAAACGCGAATGTCAAAAAGAGTACTTCTGCAATACTTCACCTGCCCAGTCAACTTGACGCTGATGGAAGAATTACAGAGTTCATTATTTATTCAATCAAAGACCTCCGTAATGCTGTTGCTCACAACAACACTATTTTCGACACGCGGTTCCAAACTGGTGAGATCAATCAGCGTCTTGTTGCACTTTTAGAAACCGAAATAGGCATTTCAAATCTGGATTTCAAATATATTTATTCATACGTCATACTCCTAACCTACGTTCTCAGAAAAATGGGTGAAACCAAAACATCCTGCAAGCAATTTTTGAATGCGTATATTGCCTTGACCGATGAATTGCGCACACAACTCCCGGCAAATGTCTGCAATCAAATTCTAGGCACTCAGCAACGTCCACATCTGCGCCAGCTGCAAAATTTCATTTCCAATTCGTAAGATTCTCTTGCATAATTTCTTTTCTTGTGGTATAGTATAGCTATGAATTGCGGTGGTCGTCTTCGGACAACACCTTGAAAGAGCCTGATGCGTCGGGCTCTTTTTCTTTTTGTCTTTTATTCTTTCTCCAGCTCCGGCAGACCGGCCAGGCTGGTGCCGAGAGATGCCACGCCAGCCACGATCGCTGCGCTGCCTACCGCCATCCAGTCCACCGTACCGCTGGGCATCTGGGTCACGACCAGAGCTGCACCGGTCTGGAACATGGTCTTTGCGGCGCGGATACTTGCTGCGCGCCACCAGTCTGCACTCATTAGATACTTCATATTCTTATCCTCCATGATTTTGTATATCAAAAAACGATCATGTCACGTTCATCGTAGATGCTGCCCTGCTGCTGTCCTTCATTTCGGATGCAGCGGTCCAGTGCCATGATCGCAGCGACGATACCGTCAATTTTCTCCGGCGACTTTGCCTTGGTAGGCTTAATATTGCCGGCCGGATCAGTGTCCACGACCACATTGCCGGCCATCCATGCCATGATGGGGTTGCCGCCGTGAACGATACGTCCTTCCATCAGGAGCTTATAGAACTCCTTGGTGGGCGGGCTCATATCCTTAAACCCTTGTCCGAAAGGTACGACCGTGAATCCCATCCCCTCTAGGTTCTGGGTCATCTGTACCGCTCCCCATCGGTCAAAGGCGATTTTCCTAATGTGGTATGTGTTTCCAAGTTCCTCAATGATCTTCTCTATGAATCCGTAGTGGATGACATTTCCCTCGGTCGCCATCAGATACCCTTGCTGGTACCAGACATCGTATGGCACAGATGCCCTACGTACCCGCTGAGGGATGGTGTCCTCCGGGATCCAAAAGAACGGCAGAAGAATGTATTTCTCGTCAGGGGTTCTGGGCGGGAAGATCAGCACGAATGCCGTAATATCTCCGGTGCTGGACAAGTCCAGACCACCGTAACAGTCACGGCCTTTGAGGGCTTCCATATCGATTGGCTCGTTGCCGAGGTCATAGATGTGTTCCGGGATAAATCGGGTCAGCGAGGACACCCACATATTCAGACGAAGCTGCTTGAACACATTCTCTTCTGCGGGATTATCCAGTGCCTCCTGAAACGCATCCCTGACACGCTCGATCTGGATGGTCTGTCCCAGTGAGGGGTTGGCTTTGTACCAGTTGGCTTCATTATGCCAGTCATCTTCATCGGTCAGTCCGTAGACCACCGGGTAGAAGGTGTGGTCGATCTTGCGGTCAGCCAACAGGTCAAGGGCTTTCATGTGCAGCTCATAGCAGATGCTCTCCTTGTCCGTGCCGGCTGTGGTGATCAGGAAGAACAGCGGCTGTTCACGGGCATCACCAGAACCTTTGGTCAGAACGTCGTAGAGCTTGCGGTTGGGCTGGGCATGGACCTCATCCAGCACAAGCCCGGATACGTTCAGGCCATGCTTCGTACCGACTTCTGCCGACAACACCTGATAGAACCCTGCATTGCTGTAGTTCACGATACGCTTGGTTGCCGCCATGATCTTGCAGCGTTTCATCAGAGCCGGGGTCATCTGCACCATCTGGTTGGCAACATCAAAGACGATGGATGCCTGCTGACGGTCGGCGGCTGCGCCATAGACTTCTGCGGAGGGCTCGTTATCGGCAAACAGCAGATACAGTGCCACCGCAGCGGCCAGCTCGGACTTGCCGTTTTTCTTGCCGATCTCGACATACGCTGTGCGGAACTGTCTGTTTCCGCGCTCATCCACAATACCGAAAACATCCCGGATGATCTGCTCCTGCCAAGGGAGCAGCCAGAACCGCTTGCCCGCCCACTTGCCTTTGGTGTGTCGGAGGTTTTCGATAAAGCGCACGGCGCGGTCGGCCTTGGCTTTATCGTAGTGACAGGTCGGCAGCATGAAGCGGCTGGGCTTGTAGTCTTTGAGTTTTGGGTAGTTCTTCGGTCTGCTCTCCATCATCCGCCACCTCCCAGCAGGTTTTCCATCTCATCAGCAGCATCCGCAGGGCTGCAATCCGAGGCAATGATCCGGCTTCGGGAGGATGGGGTCAGACCGAACTGCTCGGCAAAGCGGTTCATGATTTTCAGATAGGTCTGTGCAATGGAGACCTGCGGCACCTGCTGCCAATAGCCGGAGGGCGTTTTGACGATGGTGCCGTGCTGGGTGATGAATTCTTCTGCTTCTTTCCATCGTGCGTATGCCTGACAATAGCCGGCGAAGGCAGCCATGTCCACTTCGGTCAGGATGCCGATGGCTTCCATCTGCTTGGCAAGACGCCGCCATTCTTTTTTTGCTTCCGGCTCCAGCCATTTCGGACACGCCGGTGCTTTCTTTGTGGGCTTCGGTTCGCTGGTATTCAGCGGATGCTTGCCCGGATTGCCTTCCAGTTCCTTCATGGCGGTCGGCTTCGGTTTTCTGCCTCTGGTAGCCATTGGCTATCCCTCCCTTCTGTAAAAATGGGCAAAAGAAAAAGGACCTCCGAAGAAGTCCTTTGTATATCAAACACGGCGGATACGAGACACAGCCCCCTGCGGGGCGTGTGTCCTTTATTGGTTATGCGTTGGGGTTGGCTTCTTTCCAATCCTCGTACTCATCGACCAGCTCTGCCTCCTCGATGACCTGCCAGACCGCGCAGAATCGGATGCGCTGGCGTTCTATGTCCTCGGCCGTCCAGCTCTCCGGCTTGTGGCTCATGTCGTGGTAGGCATCCATCTCGGCTCTCGTCCGCTGGAAAAGGATGTCCTTGAGCTGCAGGGTTTCGGCGTTGTTCCGCAGGGTGTACCGCTTGTCCTCGGCTGCCCGGCAAAGTTTGCCAAGGTCATCGCAGTTGATGCTCATGTCCTGCTTGAACATGAGCTCAATGCCGGTCAGCTCTCGCTCGGTGGCAGCCGCCTGAATGCTGGCAAGGTAGGTTTTGGCTTTCTTCATCATGGTCTGTATCCTCCGTATGCTTTGTTTTCCGTGGGGCTTCTCCCCTTCGGTGTGACTGTATATTACCGTCACTGGGGAAGTATATCAAGCGGCTATGATACACGATCATTCGCCCACAGTCTTGTCGGATATGTGTATATCCTGCGCACGGAAGATCTGCCGCAACGAGCAAAAGCCCCCCGCAGGGAGCCCCCGCCCATATCTCCGTCAGCCCATCCACGATCTTCTTGGGGCCGGTCAGCATTTCACTCATCCTCGTCCACCTCATCCTCACCGTAGACAGAATCCAGATACTCAGCCTGAGCATCCAGAACCATCACGACGGCATCCTTGCACAGACCGGTCTTGGTGCAGATAGCGTCGATCATGGCCTCGATGTCGATATCAGGCTCTTCGTCCTGATCCTCGACACCATTGAAATAGGTGTTGCTGGTGCTGCGCTCATCCAGATGGATGTGGAGGTTCTCGACCTTCAGCATCACCGGGAGAATACGGCGCACTTCCGGGGCGCTGGTATTCTGGTTCTTATCGTTCATCATTGTGTTGCTCACTTTCCGCAGCCTTGGGCTGTATCTCCTGTTGACCGTCATCGGTCATGGTGTACTTCTGTGCAAGGCTCTTGACGAGCAGTTCTGCCACTCGCCCGGGTTCAGGAAGGGTATGCACCGGCTTGCCCAGTTCTTTCGCCTTGGCGATCTCCTGTGCCATGCCCTCCGACACCGTGTCGCCAAACACCCAAATCTCATCTGCCTGTTCCAGCCATGACAGACCAAACTTCATCCCGGCAGCACGTTCTGCCGCCAGCTCGTCCTTGAGAAAACGAGTGAAGTACAGATGAGGTGCCAGCGGTTGGATGCCCATCATGGCGAGGATGCGGCAGGCTTTGAGTGCCCGTTCGATATTGGGCCGCTGTTCTGCCTCCCTGTCCGCCTCGGATACCGCGGTGGGGCGGAACGGAGAGCAGACATAAACGGTCTTTAGAGCGGTGCTGCCGCCGGGCGGTCGCACCGGAGCCGGATTCTTTAAGGGATTGTTCTGGGGATTCTTGATGTTACTCATGGGGCGTAACCTCCTTGGATGTATTCGTGAGAGGAAGTTCTCTCATAAAGCGCACGATATTTTGCCGTTTGGGAGGTAGTTTCTTAAAAATTCTTTCTGATTTTTTTCAAAGCACCTTCAAGGCAGTTCCCGACAGAGCGGCGAGCAATGCCCAGTTCCTCTGCAATCTCGTACTGGTTCAGCCCCTTATAAAAGTAGAGCTGGACGACTTCCTGCTGACGCTCCGTGAGCTTGCTCATGGCGGCATACAACTTCCGGAGTTCCTCGTCCGCCAGCATCTCAGCGTTTTCTGTCTCCATGAAGTCCACCATAGCGGCATCGCACCAATCCGTGCCATCGCAGGACAGAGCGAACTCCTCGTAGTCACGGCTGATCTTGCTGCGGTTATTCTCCAGCCGGCGTTCGCCCTCCATAACCAGGCGCACGGTCCACTCCGCATCCTCGAACACCTCAGCCGGGACGACCTCATAGGTACCATCGTTGAAATCATAGCGGTAGTCACCGCAACGGTTCACATCCAGCACGGTGTGTGCATCGTCTGCTTCGTAAACTGCGTAGCCGTTCGTGTATGCCGTGATCGTCGCACCGTTCACGGTTGCCCTTGCTGCCACCACCGGATTCGTCTCCATGAGCTGCTTATAGCCGGGAATCTTCTTCTCCAGCACCTTGTCCACGCAGTTCTTCAGCTCACGCAGAGAGATATGTGCGTTGACTGCCAAGTCCTCGACAACCTGTGTCACGCTCTCCACTGCCTGCGGTAACGGCTGGCGAATCTCCATTACGCCTACGCCGCCATAGATTGCAACTGCCCCATTCATCATGTTAGTCATTTTCTTGTCCTTTCCCCCGGACTCTGGGAGGGAGAAGGATACCGATGACGGAAGCGGAGCAGGGCTCACATTCTGAGCCGGGACAGTCTGCAAAGCGCAAAAAGCCCGATTCCAGAAATGGGAGGTACACCCATAGACCGGCCTTTCTACCGCAGCAGACAGCATCTGCTGGCTGGTAAAACTCCGTTATGGTATCCTTCGCCTTCTCTAGAATCGGGCTTACGATATTATATTTTGTTCTTGGGGCTTGTCCTTTCGGGTTCGTCCCTTGAACTGACTACATGATAGCTGAAGACCGTTCAAATCACCAGCTCACTAAGTGAGCTCTAAAAAACAGCACATAAACCATCGATATTCCGTTCTTTTGCAAAGTTCAAGGTCATATTTGATGGCTTTACGCCACGGCTTTTCGCCCTTTTTCTACCATTTAGAGCTCACTTTCTGAGCCCTAACCTCAGAAAAAATTTCAAAAAAAAGAGGCGACCAGACCGTTTTGTGGTCCAATCGCCCCATGGGTATTCTGTTGTAGGTATTTTAGCAGGCAGTTTTGAGTGGGGCGCATCCACAAGCTGCAAGATAGACGTTGACTTGCTCGATACCGTCTTTGTAATGGCCCGTCAGAATCATCTGATAGACCGTATTCCTTTGATTGTTAAAGTCCAGTGTGATTCCACACATTCTCAATAAATCACTGCTGACCATCGGCGGAAGCCGCAATGCCACCGAAATGGCAACGACTTGTTCTGCGCTTGCCTCCTGACCCGCACGAAGCCGCTTCACTGTGGACACAGAGAGTCCGGACTCAGACTCCATCTTCTCTACAGACATATCCCGGTCGTTCATCAGCAGCTTTAGAGCGTCTCCGAACTCAAGTTTTGCAATCATCTTCCGTATTGCCATGGACCACTGAACCTCTGCCATAAACTCATCTGGCGCAGCCATCCCCTGCTCAACAGTATTCTGGCGGCAAACCGAGTTGACATTGACGGATGCCGCTTTGGTCTCGGTATTCTTATGTACAGCGGATGCCACCTCGGTTCACCTCCTTCGCTGAAAATTTTAATAAAAAAAGACCGGAGCAAATTCAGATTTCAAGTTGCTTACGCATTACTTGTTTCTAAATTTACTCCGGTCTTATGTATTTCCGTTTCCGTACTCATTGACCGGATGTGTATTAGCCAGACATTTTATAGTCTTATCAGCAAGTAGACGCACTTCAACCTTACAGTAGTGTTTTAGTATTGAATTAAGGACCGTTTAGTTATAACTCCTCAATAATTGTGCGCTGACTGCCTCCAACAATCGCGGCACTCTACTAAAAACCTATGTAATGTCTCTTGCTGAGACGTCATTCAGAAGGATTCTTTTAACTGAACAACATGACTATCTTTGTCTGGTAATACACCTCCACGTTACAAATTATTATCTTTTCAATAGAGCCTTTCAGGCTATTATCACATTTATAATATAGCAGCCAAAACTCTATTTGTAAATAGGAGCAGCCACTTTTCATCGAAGCGACCAGAAACAAGCTGGAAAACTGTGTATTCTGCCAATTCCGGTCCAATAAACGCAAATAAGCCGGAATAGACTCCTAAAATCCGAAAAATTTTCAGATTTCTTTGAAGTCTACCCCGGCTTACTACGCATTCGAGCAGCACCAAACAGGCAGCAGTTTAGTTTTTGACTGGCTCACACGGTTCTCCGATGAGCCAAGTGTTCTAATTCACATCCGCTTCTTCTCATTCTCGTCCTCAAACTTGAGGCAGGGTCCAACGCAGCACTGGGCTGCCAAATCATCTAAGTACTCATAGGCTTGTACCTTTCCATTCTTCACATACGCTACCGCTTTACGGCCATTGACCATTGCCCGGATTGCAAGTAGCATCCGTTTACCTTTGGTCGTATAAATGCCATAATCCACACTCATGTTTCCCTGCCTCCTATCCCAATTTAGTCTCTTTTAAAGATTGATGCCTCTGTTCCATCAACTCTTGGAATACAGAATTCTTCCACAACGCATCGACTTTGTGCGTTTATCAAAATCACAGAAAAACAGTCCCGTACCTTTATACCTGAATACACCTTGACCGCCTGCTGAAACATATCTTTATGGTCTACAACAACTGATATCTTTAAACCTGCATCCTTTGGGCTATTCATGTAAGCTAGTGCAAATAGTTTTTCTAGTGCCTTATATGCGGCGGCCACTTTACCAGTGTGATATGACTTACAATCGAAGAGCCATGTGTCGATGCCGTAGCTTTTTAACGCATCTGTTTTTATTGCATAATCACCGTAATAGTGTTTCAATGAGGACCAGTAGGCTTTTTCAGACGTAATAAGCTCAACCGTATATCCATTTAATATAATTTCATTTAAAATTATTTGTCTACTTGTTTCCATCATTCGTATTTCATAGTCAACGATGTTATACGTCTGACGGAAAGCCTGTTTATTTATGTGACTAAGATGGCCGAACTTGCTTGTTGTCACTATAACTCTATCGGAACAATTAAACTTGTGCTCACCTTCAAGCGCACTACCAGCCTCTTCTATAGTGCTGTCCGCAATCTCAGGAACCATTTTAATCAATCCGTTAGCTGCAAGCAAATCTTCAAGTGTAACTCCACTCTCCGGCACCGCATTCTCGGAAATTGCAAGGATTATTTCATCAGAGCATACGGTTTCCGTTTTCATATTTATAATACGAGAAATAGTAGAAGTGTTCACTCCACATTTGTTAGCAAACTTCTTCATAGTCATATTTCCCTTAGCTGCCAAAACCAGTTGACTCAATGCCTCAGTGTCAGCTCTTTTGGATCTGGCATACTCCGGAAACAAATCCACTGCCTTTTTTCTGCCCACTTATATCACCACCTTTAAATCTATTATATTTGAAAATTGCATATCTGTCAATGCTATGCAATCAATGAAATGCTTTGCATTTTATAGAATTATGCAAATATATATTTTTTGCTTGACAACTTGCGTGTTGTGAACTACTATTTCTGCGCTGTCTGCCATTACTGCTTTGAGGCAGAGTCGCTGCCCGACCGCTGCCCAGACTGCGGCAAAACGGTCTATCAGAACAGACCTGCCATTCGCCTGGCAACCGAGAAAGAAGTGCAGGATCTTCTCCGAGCCCGGGATGAGGAATGGGAATAACCATAACTGTAAATGAGCCGTGTGTTCAACTCCTTACCGGAGAAGGACACACGGCTCATCATTTTTGACTTAGAAGCTCAGAATGCTCGACAATCCTATGCCGCCACTTGGGACAGTAAATCAGACCCTCTTTCTCTCAAATAGTCGTTCACCTCATCAACCGACCTCATATACATACAGCTAAGAACCATTAAATATGCTTGCTGCTCTCTGGTCGCATCCAAGCTAAAACCTGCTTTTCCTATGAGCTTAAATGAAAGCCACGGTGGGAGGTGCATAGCAACACACAGTGCCACTACATTTTTCTCTGAATAGTGTTTGACCTTTCCGGTTCTGTAGCGGCCAATCGTTGACTCAGACACTTTTGATTCATAAGCCAGTGCCTCTTTCGTGAATCCAGAAAGTCTCATTACATAGCAAAGAGCCTTGGGGAAGCTGTTCGGCATATCATTTAGCACCTCAGCTTCCTTCTTTGCCCTTTCAATTTCAGGCAATGTTCCCTCTGGATCTATAATATGATAGTAGTTTCCGATTGCATCGAAGTGTTCTTTAGCACGGGAGAGCATTCAAATCCCTCCCACGTCCGAAACTACTCAAGGTAGCCTCAAACGTGGGCGGAACAGGCAGTGCGATGCTCATTGGGTCAAGTGATGTGCTCGCCAATGTTCGACTGTTGTTTTTTATCCTGCAAAGCCAAAGTGTGCGCAACTTTGCTGGAACTCTATTGCTTTTCATCTTCTTTAGGAGTTTGATGTACTTCCGCATCCGCTCCAACTCCGCAATTCTTTCATAAAGCCACTGGGAATGCGGATAGTCTTCAAGCGAGTTATCACCAGAATCCAACAACTGTTGAATTTCCTTGGTGATTCGGGTATTCATCCGATTCAATGTTGCTTTTGAAGCTTTTGTGATAGCCTCAATAAGCTTGTCCAGATTGAGCTCGAATTTCTCGCTATGACAAATGATGTGCATTTGTACACTCACCTGCCCTTTACAAGTAGTACGGTAAACCGTCATCTCTATTATATCACATTAAGCCTTAAAACCATATAGTATTTCCAATAATAGTAAGAGCCGTGTGTTCAAACGCTCCACAAGGAGAAGAACACACAGCGTATTACTTTATTTCAGCTTTTCGAGGATCTCATCCGCAGTCACACCGCTTGCCAGCAACTTCTTCAGCACATCCTCGGCTTCTGCCTTCTTCGCGGCTTCGGCGGCTTTCGCTTCAGCAGCTGCTTTCTTAGTCTCCAGCTTTGCGATTTCCTTTTCGGTCTGCTTGATCTCCGCTCTCTGCGGTTTCAGGCTCTCACGCAGCGACTTTATGTCAGTCTTCAGTTCTTCAATCTGGGCAACAGTCTTGGAAAGGCCCTCTTCAAGCATCGCCTTATCCTTCTGCAACTTCTTGATCTGGGCATCGAAGTCAGGAGACGCGGTAGTACGGTTCTTACTGCCTTTGGTTCTAGGCATAGGATGATACCTCCGAAAGAATATGTAAGATTTGATGATAGTATAACACTGTGGGAATTAGATGGCAATTCTTGCTGTATAGCGAATATTAGTATTTATCCTGCCAACATTGGCGCAACAATAGCCTTAATCTGTCCCACTGTATAAGCATTAGAAACCAAAATATCCGCAAACTCATTCAACACCACTTCTTTGGGTTCACCACATGCTACAGAAAGTTTTTCAAGCACTACATCCATCTTCTGTTTAGCCCTTTTTCGTGGTTTAGGGGAATTACAAGAACGATATTCATTCGAATTAACTATTATTGACGGCTCAGTATGGAATTTCGTTCTAATACGATTAACTATATTAACATCCATTCTCTCAAGCTTTTCAATCATCCATACTTCAGGCGTGCAGCCCAAATTAAAGATAAATCTGCGGTTTTCATTATAAAAACGCGCTATCTCTTCATCATTCGGAATCGTTTCTGTAAATACATCTGCGTCCCACACTGCACAGACCACAGACCTATTCAAAAGTTGGCTTTTCGTATTTATTGCCAATTCCGCCGTTTGTTTGTAGCCTCCAACAGGGACAATGCAATTTGTAATTGTTTTAAATCTATTATCCTCTTCGCAGCATGTTTGTATCATTCGCTTTAGCAATGTTCTTGCCATGTCATCTTCAACAAAGAATACTGCATCATAAATGACATTGTCAATAAAATCCACATTTCCGATTGCCTTTGCTGGATAGCATGGACAAACCGCATCATATTTTCCATTCTCGGTTTCTTCAATCGAAATAATATGATTTTTATCTGCAGACTTTATCATCGTTACCGAATGGGTAGAAATAAAAATAGTTAAGTTCTTTTGTTGCGCCACTTCAACTAGATAATCATATAACTTCTTCTGTACCCGAGGATGTAAAGCCATTTCTGCTTCGTCCAATAACACTATGGCATCATTTTCAACTGTATTTAGCTTTTCAACCAACCTAAGTAGTGCTATTTCACCCGTACTGAATCGCTTTTCGGAATAGTACTGGCCACGCCTTTCCTCTATGACATAAAAGAATGTTGCATGTCTTCCTCTTCCATTGGCTATCCTCAACCTCTTAAGTCTGTCAAATTTATCAATCTCAAAAATACGATTCAAATTGCGCTTAACGTCAGGATCAGCAGCAACAAAATTTCCTCTCCGGATTTCTTCTTTAGGTACATCAATTCTATTCGAGTCCGCTCGAATAAATACGGTCTGCGTATAGCCAAAATTATCCAGAAGATTGCTATGACCCTTAGGCGAAACTGCCCAACGGCTACTTTTTTTTCTAAATTTCAGTGATGTTGGTGGATTATCTGTGTCATATGTAATTTCAGCTTCTGCGTATTGATCAACTTCTCCAAAACTTCTCGATGCGCTAAATCCTCTTGCAAAAGCATTTTTATTACAGATTCTATCTATACAGACCAATAGAGTCGTTTTCCCAACACCATTAGGCCCTACAATAAGATACACACCTTTCGACTGTGGAAAAACGAATTCTAGATTTTTAATATTTTTGGTCTTTTTTATAGTGATTTTTTTCATAAGTACTACCCTATCATTAATCGACTATATTGTTTTTGCATCTTAGCCACATTCTCATGTGTTGCCTGTCGCTCACCGCGTAGAGGTGTGCAAAATTTCAAGCGGCAAAGCTGTGAGGGGGGGGGGACCAACTGGTAATTCTCACAGCTCAAATTTTATACCACCAGCTACTGGCCTTCATGGATAAAAACAAATTCAGACATACATGTTTCTACCTGTACTCATCATCTACACTTTGAGATGGAAACTTTTTAAACGAGCAATATTTTTAAGAATTTCCATTTTCATAAATTCAATGATATCTAGAGAAAGCATCCCGGAGCTATTTCCTTTTACCCGCCTATTTTACGCTAAAAACTTAGCTTGAGATTCTTAATTTAGCTACTTTAAAAAGCCATCCAACCCTAATCTCAAATTTCAAGTGCTACACGATTTAAATTAATCTCTTAAATCAATTAAAATACGATCCAATACGGTTCTATCAACTGAAGTCGGCCCAAATTGAATTACGCGTGGCCATCGTTCATCCTTCCATGTTGTTCCATACTTAACAAGTTCTTTTGAATAACGTGGAAACGCATGAAAATGAACGAAATTATCTCGCATCATTGCCGCAATATAATTAAATTTCTCCGCACCAAATTGTTCTTTACATTTTTTTTCAAACCAATTCATTGCACTCGAAAGCTCAGCGCTCTCCTCTGGAAGCATTTCGCCAAATGATTCACACTCTCTTTTTAATACAAAAATACAATCTCCCAAGGTGTTTTGACCTTCTCGAAGAAGAATTAGCCAATACTGAAACTCTTTAACAAGATTAACATCCGGATTAAAGGCTTCCATAAAATTGGAATCACTTTTCATT